GCTTTCGCATAACGTATTGCCCGAATATCGTCAGTTCTAACAGTTATTTGCAATCTATGCAAGTTGAGATATCGTGTTGCGATATCTACAAACGATCTGCCACATCTGAGCATGGATGCTGGGTGTTCTCTAGCCTGATTGTCAAAGATGCTCCACATCTCGCCAACTCCACCCCAAAAGAATACAACTCCAAATATGGCTATCGGCTTATTGCGGTAGAAAGCGGTAACCGCTGCACCAAGCATGGATTGGCTGTATATCATGGATCTGAGGTCATAGCCCCTAGCCACAGCCAACAATTCTGGCTGGGTGGTATCGAGCTGGTCAAAGTGGTCAATAACGAATGGCAGATAGAACACCCCTCTCTTGGGATGCATCTCCTCGTTTAATACCTCGTAGGGTATAGTCACTTTCATCTTGAAAATATATCAAAGTCGCTGTTGGCCACAGTCTGGGCAACATATGTTTTAGATGAGACATCTCCTGGGCGAGTCATGCGCTTGTATTCACCACCACCGAGCAAGAGATATCCAAAGGCATCACCAACGTGGGAGTGTTCGTTTTTATTTGGGCTATCCCTAAAACGCTCTTGACCAGAGCCGACTGATACCCGCTTGAAATGGTAGCCGCCCGCTAGAGACTTGCGTAGTAACTTGCATTTACTGTCAACCATCAGCCCCGGCTTGCCGTTAATAAGACGTTGCATGGGCGCAGCAGCGGATTCTCTGCGAACCTTGAAGTCATTTGATGGGGTTGGCTGTGCCTTGAGGCCAAGAGTCCTTAAAAAGTCAAAGGCCGTTACCTCATAGATCGCATCTCTAGCCATACCAGCCGGATCGCCCCACACCAATACTTGCATTCCTGGGTACTTTGCGTTGATTTCAGCTACGAGCTGGTGGCCAAAGCGCTCCAATCCCATGTCAAAGGTAACAATCTCGTCAATTACTTGCCACCTACCACTAGGCAACCTCTGCCCAATCACCGCAGCGGGTGTTAAACCAAAGTCAAGACCAATCTGGATCGGCACAGAGTTGTCTAAAATTGTCTCTCCAGACATGATGTTATCGTCATATTCAGGCCAAACCGACTTGCCCTCTTGGACATAGGTATATTTGCCCTCTGCGTAGCATCTGATCCAATCTAGATTCTTACCCAATAGCATCTGCTGATAGTATCCAGCCGGTAGATTGGCTACGTTTTCAGCCCTCTTGTTTAACTGCCACCACTTACCCGCTGAGAAGATGCAGTCATTAGCCTCTGGGTTTTCGGGCAGATCGTCTTTGCCGACTTCAATAACCCCGCCAGGTTGCTTGTAAAACTTCCAAGCATATGGTCCTGTCATCTTTTCTTTCTCGGCCATCCTAAACCACCAATGGTCATCATCCATTGGGTTGGTATCCATCCAGATGCCATGCCAACTAGCGCCACCATCTCGCTTGGTAGGGTATCTACCTACTCGGTGTGTAAGGCCATCGATTACAGCTTTGGGCAACTCTCGTGCCTCGTTAACCCATGCCCCTGTTAGCTCTAGGGATAATAGCTTTCTAACGTCTTTCGGTTGGTCAAGCGCTAAGAAGATTACCTCGCAATCAAGACCCGCAGCTCCATCCCTTGCCGGTAGTCGGATGTGGTGGGTAATCGGTGGGGTATAGAGCATTGGCCCAAAGGTATTCTCTGGGAAAAGGTCTTGCCACGTCTTAATTGTGGTTGTCTTGAGTTCGGGGTAGCTATTGCGTACAATGACAAAACGGGTATATCGGACACCATCGATAGGGGAGGGCTTTTGCTGAATGGCTCTGATGAACACCTCAGCAGCGCAAGCATAGGACTTGCCAGACCCTACTGGACCCATCATCCCACGCACGAATGCGTTGCTCGTTAGGAACTTATAAACCTCTGGGGATTTGGAAAAATCTAAGCTAATACCAGTAGTCGGTATCTGCTTACTTGACATCTCTTTTGTTTTAGCCATTGATTTTTAACACTTTTCAGTTAATATAAGCTAACTTTATCATTATAAGGTATGTCATGGTACGAAAAGCGTGTAGTGACGAAGAATTTATTGCGGCTTGGAAAGAACACCAATCCCCTGAAAAGGTAAGTTTGGCTATTGGTCTTAGCAATCGCAATGTTATGAAAAGGCGCAGAATAATAGAAAATAAATATGGCATTATTCTAGAGGCTCTGTCACCCTCTGGCCAGCCTAAGATTTATATTCCTGATGAGCAGATGCAAGCCAATGTTACGATTGACAATGGTGTCATCTTAGTTGGCTCTGATTGCCACTACAACCCAGAGTACGTTACGACAGCTCACCGAGGCTTTGTCGAATTTGTAAAGTATCTGAAACCAAAGATTGTGATTCTCAATGGAGATATTGCCGACTTCGCTAGTATCTCAGCGCATCACCGCATTGGCTGGCAAAAAGGCCCCACAGTCAAAGAAGAGTTAGATGAGATCCAAGAAAGACTCGGAGATATTGAAAAGGTAAGGCCGGCTGGCTGTAAGTTAATGATTACGATTGGCAACCATGACCTACGATTCTCAGGCAAGCTGTCTAACATCCTCCCACAGTACGAGGGTATCAAGGGTTTTGATATTGCAGACCACACCCCGCATTGGAAATGGTACTGGTCAATCATGGTTAATCAGACTTGCATGATTAAACACCGCTGGCATAACGGCATTCATGCGGTCTACAACAATACGATGAAGTCAGGCACGAGCTTTGTGTCTGGCCACCTACACTCGCTCAAGATAACCCCTTGGACAGACTACACCGGCACACGATATGGAGTAGATACTGGAACGATGGCCTGTATTAAGGACAATCAGTTTGCGTATACAGAAAACAACCCGGTCAACTGGAGAGCTGGATACGCAGTATTGACCTTTATCAACGGCAAACTCATGCCCCCAGAGCTGGCAGAGGTTATTAATGAGGATGAGGGTCTAATTTATTTTCGTGGTCAGTTAATGAAAGTATGATCCAGCTCACATCCACCATCCTCAAGAATATGTACACCATGCTTGTGGTGTGTAAGCCTTTTGATAATTGGAATATGCCTCTACCAGAGCAGATTAAATTTATCGTAGATCACGATCCAGATACGATGGGAACCTATCTATACGATGATGGGGGCAAGCATGAACACGTCATTACTATTTCGGCTGCTCGTTGTGGCTGGCTCGAAACCTGTATCCGTACAATGGCACACGAAATGATCCACGCTAGTCGGTGGAATACGTCAACCGCTGCATGGCAAAAACACGATAAGACATTCCGACACAGAGCCAAGCTGGTAGCGGATGAGCTAGGCTTTGATCCACTAGAGTTATAAAAATGTTACGTTATGTATACATATGGTAACGATTATGTATAAAATGTTACCCATTGTTAACAAATATGTTACTTAGTGGCTAATATGTAAAGCCCTACATTGCTAAACGCATAGCCACTATATACCACCGCCATAGGCACGTTACCCTTTAGTCCTTGCTCTACAGCTATGTAGCCATAAATCAGACCTGTAACGATAATCAGCCAAGAACTCATTTACCAGCTTTTCTCAGCGCAATATGCTTTTGTAGGATGTGCCAGAACTCAGACTTGATCGGCATCTTAGTCTCCCGCCCAGCGGACACCAGAGCGCCCAAGCCTAGTATTAATACTGAACTCCATATCATTGGCTAGTCTGCACAGCTTTTCATTATCAGACTCTTCATCGTCTAATGGAATAAATCCAGCAAATGGAACTGGCTCCGTATTGGCACAATGGTGAATCTCATCAATGGGCAACCGCTCTCCGCAATGCTCACAACTATTACGCATCGCTTCTTCTCTATCTTCAGTCGTAAACGTGGTCATCACAATCTCCTCAGTTAAATAGCGATATCGCTATAAAACCGATTCTTTCCTAAAAAAATAGAAAAGTAAAGGGGGTTGTTGTTATTTTATTTCGATGTCTTCAATATCGGGTGGCTTGATATTGATGCCGATAACCGATGGCTTATCTGAATCCTCTGGGCTATCGAGCAATCCAGAGGCTTTAGCTAGTAGGCGCAGCACTCCAACCTTATCGTACAGCTCTAACTCTAGGTTCCCATCCTTATTCACTCTAATCGTCTTAATGGCTTGCAGAGCGTGTTCGGGAATATCCTTAGATGCCTTGACTTGGATGTTGCCCTGGTCATCCCACTCCATAATGTCTGTGATTTTAGTATTGGCCATACAGAGTAGGCTATACGCTACCGCCTCCTTATTCTCCATAATGGTAGCGGAGCGCTCTAACCTCTTCTGTATAGACCGAATCCCACCCCAATTCTGCATGGATGGGATCTGCGTACTTAGATTTGACTTAACTCTAGCCATCAGAATGGTATATCGCTATCTGACTTGGGCATCTCATCGTTGCCACGAGGGGTAAAACCCGCTTGCTTGGGCTTGCCGATCTTACCGGCTAGGTACTTCTTGCCTGTTTTAGCTTGTTTCTCATACGCATTGAACCAATACTCGATGCCATCAGCTAACTTGATGGATCCTGTCCAATCCGCATCTGTTTCTCCACGCTTTCTGTCGTTAACAAATAGCGTAAAGCTACCTTCTTTCATTTCATATTTCATTTATTGCTCTCCTCTTATGGTTTAAATTTACTTTCTTCAATTGCCTCTACTACGTTTGCTGACTCCGACAGCCTCTGAGACTCCACTATCATCGCATGAATAACTGCTTGTAGGGAGAAACCCTGTCTCAGTAAGCCAAGACTACAACTGTGCAGCTCTCGTTTCAACTTCTCTTGCTCTTCCATTTACTCGCTCCTCTCGTAAAAGTAATTGTTTGCGACTAATTCCATGTTGCCTCCTTAAAAAAGTGGGGAAAAATTGAGTGGGACACCCCGCCCATAGTGGCAAGGGTGGGGGGAGAGGTATGCCACTCGCTGGCAGACCGCCTCCAGCCAAGCGCAGAGGGCATCTTGCTTTCTGTATACACACCCACCTCTGCCTGTGCCGTATGCATACCACCGATTGGGTACGTTACAAGCCATGGCTGTAGTCAATGATGGAGGCTGGTCGCTCTGGTCTGGCTCTCAGCCACAGCTCTAGATCATGTGCGAACTGCTCATTGGATAAACCTATCGATTCTGCAACCTCGATAGCCTTCAGGTCTAGTTCATTTATTGTCTTTGTGTCTTTATATATTTTCCCATATAAGACACTAACTATCTCCAACTTGCTGTTATAAGCCAATACCTCTTCATCATTGGATTTGTTTGCCATCTTGGCATCAACATATTCCCCAAGTGTTTTCACAGCCTTAGCGCTCGTTTTAGACCCCTTCTTAGCCATCTCTCTCTCCTCTTTCAAAATCATGTATGGACTTCTTCCATCCTCAGTATTCAATGCCAACGCATCAGCCAATGAGATATCTTCGTTATAAACAATCCTCATGGTTGATGTGTGGCTCATTCGTGCGCCCTTGGTTAGCCGATCAACGTAGTTCTTCTCTCTTAACTTCGTCATCTGGGCGGTAATGGTTCTGCGACTAACTCCCAGATCCTTAGCCAATCTCTCTTGGCCAACCCAAGTAATCCCGCTCCTGTTCGCATAGGCACACACCATGCAAAGAACTCTGAGCGCCCCAAGACTCAGGCTCTTATCCATCACAGCTCGCAATGGCACTATCGCTATCTGCCTTCGGTCTTGTGGCTTTGGCTTTATCCTAATCTTAGGTTTCTTTGGGATATCAAAATTCATTTGAATAGAACCTCACCCGCTTATATAAGCGAGATATCTCTTTTCAGAGAGCATCCATCGTTTATCGCTCTTCTTAGGACTGATTGCCTTCAGAGTGCTGGGTCCGAGCTGTTCGCTGGTCTTCCCCTCTGATTCAGTAGCGTTTATCTGAGTCTGGTGATGCTCCATTCTCAAGGGCTGGGTTATGGCCCCGAGTTGTCTTTCTAGCAGATTAGCCATGAGTTTGTAAAGGATTATCTTTCAATTCAAATTCACCGAGTTCTACAGTCCACCACGAGCAATAACACTCCTTGCACACTCTACGTCTTCTGATCCAGTTTTTAGTCTCATGCGCCCTTGTCTCAGCTACCTTAATCTCATGGCTATCACAGCCATCATTCACACAAATCATTGCTCTTGCTTTCTCTTCCAGATATCTAACATGGCTGCGTACAACTTAGCATAGCCAGCCTCGCCACGCACCCTTGCCACTTCCTTGAGGTACAGTTGCCGAGTTCGCTTGGATCTAAACTTTCGAAAGACCCATTTGGCCTCACAGTACACCCTAAACTCGTCTGAATAGGATCCAACCGCTCTGCCATTCGGCAGATGAACCAGCCTTGATGTTGGGTGAACCTTACGACAAGCGAAACAGATGGGTCGTAATACATTTATTTGCTCTCCCT